TGCTTCCCAGTAATCTACTCTCTTAGCACATTCTCTCACAATCAACTCGGCAAACTTTTGACATTCGGGCGTATCCCAATGTCCTATACCAAACATATCAGGTAAATATCCAGCCTGTTCGGCAAGTTCTTTCAATTTTGGGGTCATCCTGGATACTCCGTACCTAGCATTTCTGCATATTGTTGACTGTGCTCACTAAGTTTGTTTAGTTCATACTTGCCACAGAACTTCAAGAACTGTGCGCCTACCATGGGGCGACTCTTCTTTACTGCACCTACAGAAATAGTTTCTGCAATTTTGGACTTGACCTCATCGGGTTGTGCTGTGAGATCTACCAGGGTAACATTGCGGCTGTAATCATCCAGCACACGGTGTTCCTCACCATTATGATCAGTCCAACGCTGAAGCATGAGATTGTTCCAGTTAAAGCCTTTTTTATCTCGATCTTCATAGGCCTCTAGGAGGCCAACCTTGTTCTTGGAGCCTTTGGTCCTGACCCCGGGATATGCACTGAACACATTGTCCGACGCATCACCACGCATACACTTTTCAAACAGGATCCAGGCAGGATCTGGAATCTTTTTAGGCTCTTTTGTCTTTTTATCAATTACTGGCTTTCCTTTTTTATCGAAAACACCTTCCAGTGTATGCAGTTCGTCACTAATACCATTGTACTGTTTGACATTTGGTGCAAGTAATTGATAAAAGTCACTGTCACTGCTAACAATAACATGGTGGTCCGCCGGATGACTTTTTATAAACCCGGCAATGAGATCGTCGGCTTCAAGTTCAGAATGTTGAAGTACAGTGCAATTGGTTTTTTCATCAAGGAAAGATTTAAGGTTATCAAACGCTTCCCAGAACAATCGATCTTCTTCGGCTTCTGACTCGGTAAGTGCAGCACGGGCCACAGAACGATTCTTTTTGTAGGGTGCATAAAAGTCCTTGCGCCAGCTACGTCCTTCTAGACAAAATACTATATGATCGGCCTTTTGATCTCGCCAGGCTTTGTTGACGCTGCCCAGTGTTACATGAATGGCAAAACCCACTCGATCCCAGGCGTCAGCATGTTGACTTGCGGAGTGGCGGGCACGAAAAAATGTATTAGCAGTGTCTACAATCAGATATCTCATAACTTAATAATAGTATATTATGTTGTGGGTGTCAATGAATTTTTACTTTTAGTCAACATTCTGGTCACATGCCAGTGCAGTATCGTTGCCCATCGTTTGTGAGCATCGGCACCAAAGTGGTAGTATTTGGTAGGAGTAAAGCCTTCTCGAAGTAGGGTATTAACGTAAGTGGCCTCGAGGTTGTAGGGATCAAGATAGTTGAGCCCCCAATCATGGACAGGCACAAGCTCAGTTATTCCTTCAAATGCCAGGTGGCAGTTGAAAAAGAAATATGGAATTTTCAAGTTTTCTAAATAACACCTAAACTCCCAGATCTTTTCATGTGCTTCAATGGTTTTTTCTATCCATTTTTTATTGTCAATACTGATTACAAATTCCTTGTACCTGGTATGCCATTTTTCTGGAACTGAGTCTATGCCCGATCCATTAACCTGATACCAAAAATCAGTCTCATCATCATACCATTCTTCTCGCTCCCAGGTACTCCATCCAATTACAATAACGTCCGGCCGATTATTGGTCAAATACTCTTTGGTAGTTCGTATTATTCTATCATTTGATCCTGCAGATCTGGCATGGCAATATAAATTCGCACCATAGGAATCCGCCAATACTCTACCATAACTCACTGCTACGTTGTCAGGGTGAGGTTCCCATCGCATATCCCATTGCCAGTATTTTGAATCATCTCCAGCAAAACAATAATTTGCTACAGCTTCCCCGCCAGCACTATGGCTGTCACCGTTTACATATAATATCATGAAACTTCAGTCCTTCCTCCACCCAGGTCCCGGCGATCAACCATTCTGGGTCTGGCATCTATGGGTTGATTAACTTCCCATTGCTCATAGTTTTCTGCAATAATGTTTTTACACACTGTTTGAAACCAACGATCCACAATGTCGGCGTCAGTATCATCTTTTTTCATCTGGAATCCGGACTTGACTAGACGTGCAATAAAAATGTCATTCCAGTCTAATTCAAATGCACCGTTGCCCACATCATCGGGATCTAGATCCACAGATATTACGTTTACATATGGTTCACCTGCTTCAGTGGCAATTTCTTTGGCTGTCTTAGCCTTTACCTTATGTGCCTTGGGTTTCTCTTGTTTAGGTTCTTGCTTAGTTTTTCGTTTTAGCCATTCAAACATCTGTTCTTCCCCATTTAATTTTTAACCATATACGTTCGTGTATATAATAGTCGATACTTAATAGTATGTGTAATGCTGTAGCGAACCCAGTTGCGGATCGAACATCTCCTGTGAACAAATATGTCCAGAAAATAGTGAACAACCATGCAGTCAAGCGATAGGTAAGCATACGTGCAACGGTTCGTTGTTTTGTTTCGGTCATTCAAGTTCCCCACTCGTTTTTAAATAACGGTACCTGTAGTCTGTCCGAGTACCTTAGTCCGTGCCGCATAGCCAACAGTGCAACATTCTTATTATTAAGAGCGTAAACACTTTCTACTCCGCCCACTGGCATTAGGTATACATGTCCAGTAAACCCAGCGGCTCTATATTCTCTAACAGCACGTTGAGCATCAGCAAAATCCTCTTCAGTGGCAATAACAAACTTTAAATATGATGTACCAAACCATTCATACTCGCATACAGTCTGCGGCTTAATTGCTTCGCCCCATGCTTCCCCGCTACAAGGCAGTTTAGCACTCACACTAAATGTAATTTCGCGATCTGCACTAGACTTCTTCCATTTATGCAAATAAGATTTGAACTCATCAGTTAACGGTTGAGTACCATTTGTTTCAAATGTAATCTCTTTAAGTCTGCTCATGCTAGGATGATCTAACAAGTCTGGATAGGCACGTTGCCAACCAAGTAACGGCTCACCACCTGTAATAACAAGATGTTCTTGTTCCCAACGCTTATGCGGAAGAATTTCCATAATGCGATGTACAATACCGTTACTTTCCATCATTGGACTAAGGTCTTTAAAGTCTGGATGCCAACTGGCGTAACTATCACAGCCTGTGCTCACTAATGGTAGTTCTTCGTATTTGAAGAAGGTTTCAATTTCAGTATGGGTACGTGCCACTTCGTCTGCTTCGGTGCTTAGTTCACCTCGAGGCATACCAAAGCCCTTACAAGAAAAATTGCAGCCAAATGTTCTTAAAAAGACACTCGGAACCCCCATATATCTACCCTCTCCTTGTACTGAGTAGAAAAGTTCAGCAATTTTAATCTTTGACATTTGTATCCTTTATTATTTCAAAACCTAATTTTTGTCCTGCCCTTGCTTCTCGCATCTTGGCTTTTGTTTCCTCAGAATGTTTCCATCCTAGTCTGCTCATTTTCTTTTTGGCTTCTTCAGTCTGCTTGCGACCGTACATCGGATTATTTTTACCGCTTGATCGCTCGCTTCGAATAATTCGTTCTTCGTCAGTGATTCTTTCTTTTTGAGATTTACTCATTTTTTGCCGTGCCTCGATACTATGAGATTTGCTAATCATTGGTCCGCCTTGCTCTTCTATTCGTGTTAAATATTTTTCTTTTTGTTCTTCAGTCCACTTATGTCCAGGTTTTCCTATTCTTGCTAGACTAGAATTTTTTCTATGTTCTTCAGACTGTTTACGACCTTTTAACGCCTCACTCATTTTTTTACGATGTGATTCTGTAGGCACACGGCCTGTCATTAGAATTGTTTGGTGCTTTGACACTTCGGGTTTAATTTTTTCGTAGACACGGCTTGTAATAGGTGAAGTGTATCTATGTTGATCTTTTGTTTTTGCCTTCATTAAAGATAGTGCTCTAAACATTTTACTGCGTTCGATACCTGGACTAAGCATTTTGATCAGTAGCCAATGGCATATAAAATGTTCTCTAGCAGTAAGCACGACCAAGTTTGATTTAGAATTATTGCCTCCGATGCTCCGGGGAATAATGTGATGTCTCTCAACATAGACATCAACTGGCAGAGTTCGCAACTGAGACCTTACTACGATTTGTTCGTAGCAACTTGTATATTTGTTTCGGAGTACAGGTATCGGCCAGTTTATCATTGATGTTAAGAAGAATTAGAACAGGACACCCATATAGCGACCT